AACGATAGCGGCCCCGCTCACACCATTATCTTATCTTCTCTTCTCTTATCTAAATGTTCTTATCCCTACCCCCACCAAAATGTTGATAACTTGGGAGGTGCAGCAGGCACATGGCAGCGCTTGACTGGTTTGAGTCCATCCTTGCCGATGGCGAGCGCATACGCAAGATTAAGGACGAGCTCGCAATCCTCGATGCCCAGATCGGCCCACGCTCGCAGGGATACGAGCCGATGGGGCATGGCAGTGGTGGCGGCTCCGATGCGATACTTGGCATGGCACTGGTGAGCGCTAGGCTGGGTGAGCTGAGGCAGCTCCTGCCGCTGATAGAGCGCAGGCACACCGAGAAGCTAGAGCGTGCCACGCAGGTGCTGTATGGCAGAAGTGGCAGGGGAGGCGTGGCTAAGGCAGTGGGCACAGATGATGCCGACATGCTCTGCTACCACTACCTGCAAGGCGAGAGCTGGGCAAGCATCGCCAGACGCTTTGAGCCTGAGACCTCCAACCTGACCGTGTGGTGCCAACGCAGGGCCGCATGGGTATGCAAGCAGATAGACCGTATCGGCATGCCCACGCTGGCGGAATCTTAGGTGCATAAGTGTTAGCGACCGTGTAAGATTGGTATGCTGCAACAGGTAGCAAGAGAGGCCCCACGTCTGACGAGAGCGTGGGGCCTTTTGCTGTATCGGGGGACTGTGATGGCTTACAACCCACGCAGGGCCAACGGGTCGGCACGCAATGCCATACGCAGAAGGTGGAAGGCCATAGGCGCACCGTGTGCACTTTGCGGGAGAGCCATTGACTACAGCCTAGGCTTTGTGACCGACCCGCGCACAGGCAGACGGCGCATGCACCCGATGGCGTTTGTGGTGGATGAGATAGTGCCGGTGAGCCAAGGCGGTGACCCGCTGGACTTCGCCAACACGCAACCGGCGCATTGGATCTGCAACGCACGCAAGGGTGACGGCACCAGAGTCAGGACACGGCCCGCCACGAGCACAGCGCCGCTACCGCAGCCGTGGGACTTGTGACACATCGCGTGAGAGCGCATGAGAGCGCGTTTAAGACACTTTGCGACACTTTGCGCACGCATGCCCATGCGTGCGCGTTGCGTGGCGTGTAGGCGTGCGTGCGTGCCTCTCGCGCGTATGGGTGGGGTGCCACCCCCGCGCGCCCCCGCGCGGCCACCGCAGCGGTTTGGGCTTTTTTAGAAGGGCGTAATTTCCACAGGGCACTATATATACGCGCGAGGTGGTGTTTATGGGCAAACTAGTCCAGGCTGCTAAGCAAAACGACAGACGCGCGATGCTTGAAGCCACCCGCGACATCCTTGCCTACAGCATCGAGACGTGTGATAGCAAGCGCGACCTTGCCGCACTTACGAAGCGCCTTGTTGAAATCTGCGACCTGATTGCCACTCTTCCCGACCCAGCAGACGCTAACCCGATTGACGAGATGGCAGCGCTCATAGCCGATTACGACGAGTACGAGGATGAGAGGTTTGAGGACGATGCTTAGATTCGGCTCGCAAGAGCCGACGTTCTCAACCGTAGGAGAGTATCACCACACATTCGGTCCCAATGCGGTGCGCATGTTCAACAAGTGGGGCGTGCGCTTCTATCCATGCCAAGAAGACGAGCTGAGTGTGTTCCTAGCCAGAGACATAAGGAACCGCTTTGCCTGCCGCACCATCTGCATCAGCAAGCCAAGGCAGAATGGCAAATCGTTCGGTGTGCGCTTCTACGCCATCGAGTGTGCTGCCGTGGAGGGCAGGCACGTCCTATTCACCGCCCATCGCGGAAAGACCGTGCGAAAAATGTTCAAGTTCATCCGCACGTTCGTGCTCTCCGTGCCCGATCTGGCAGAGAAGTTATTGCCTGGCGCGGATGGCATCTACAAAGCCGCTGGTTCGGAGGGTATCTATTTCGCCAATGGTGGCATGATTGAGTTTGCCACCAGAACCGAGGGTGGTGCACGTGGCGAGACCTACGACGTAATCATCTTTGACGAGGCGCAAGAGCTCACCGACGATCAGTATGACGCTGTTGTGCCTACCACCATCGCCTCCGAGTCTGGTGACCCACAGAAGATTTACCTAGGCACGCCTCCGGGTCCGAAATGTCTAGGCACGGTATTCAGAGGGCTGCATGACAAGGCTCACAGCGGCAACGCAGATGGTGTCTGGTGGATTGAGTGGGCTGTCACCGAGATACCAGACATGAGCGACCACATGGCTGTGCTAGAGCTGGTCTATCTGACAAACCCAGCAATGGGATACCGCATCAAGGAAGACGTTATGCTCGACGTAATCAAAACGGCTACGTCAGCAGACGGCTTTGCACGCGAGTTCCTTGGATGGTGGGTATCGACCGTCACAAAGGTCAACGCTGTTATCACCGAGGCGGAATGGAATGCCTGTCGGGTCAAGAACCCGAAGAAGGAAGGGCTTGTAGTCTTTGCAGTCAAGTTCTCAGCCGACGGCAAAACCGGCTCGCTTGCAGCTTGCTACAAGCCAATGGATGGCCTTCCATTCGTGTATGTGATTGCCAACAGGTCGCTTGAGCACGGCCTTGAGTGGTTCGTGAACACGCTTTCCGACAACTGGCAGAAGGCATCAGCCATCGTGATTGACGGCCAATCCAATTCAAAGGCACTGTACGAGAGGCTCATCAAGTCTCACGTGCCCAAGAGAATATTGGTGCTCCCAAAGTCAACCGATGCCACGTCAGCGTATGCGGGATTCCTGCATTCGGTCAGGGAGCACAGCGTTACGCACTTCGGCCAGCCCGCGCTAGACAAGAGCGCTACTGGCTCCGAGAGAAGGTCTATCGGCACCAATGGTGGCTGGGGATTCCAGTCAACGGAGGGCGTCGATGCCTCATTGATTGAATCCTGCTGTTGGGCCCATTGGGGTGCCATGACAACCAAGCGCAAGCCAGGAAGAAAGGCAGTGGTGCGCATATGATTACGCTTTCCGAGCAAGTAGCCGCTGCCGAGGGCCTGAACGAGGCTGACCGGCTGCTCACCAAGAGACTCGTAAAGGCTTGGCACGAGCATTACGACAACAACTGTTTGCGTCACGTCTACTACACCATGCACAACCGGCTCAAGGACTTGGGCATTTCGGTCCCGCCTGAGCTTAAGAACCTCAACGCTGCCTGCGGATGGGGCAAGAAGTGCGTTGACGTGATGGTTGAACACTCCATGTTCGACGGCTACAGCGCATCAGATGCCGACACTCAGGCGGCACTTGCGCGCATGACACGCAGGAACAGAATGCGCACGCTCTACCGACGTGCCACCACGAGCGCCCTCGAACAGTGCTTTGCGCTGTATTTCGTGAGCAAGACGGACGATGGCAGGGCGAGGGTGAGCGCCTACCCCGCAAACGTCTGCGGATGCACGTGGGACGATGCCAACGACTGCCTTGAGGCGGCGATGTTCGTTGTCTCGATGAGCAAGAACCGCATCAGCAACAACTACGAGCCCGATTGGGTGAACGTGGTGACGGCTGAAAACCTCATCCGCATCAGGCGCACCGAGGGCACCGCATGGAGCGCCGAATACGAGAAGCACGGACTTGGGCACATACCAGTGTTCCTCGCAGCCTACGAGCCCACGCTCGACCGACCATTCGGCACCTCGCGCATCACACGCGAGGTGATGGGCTACATTGACTCCGCTGTGCGTGCCAACGTCAACGAAGAGATTGCAGCAGCCTTTGCCGCATCCGCCCAGAAGTACCTTCTGGGCACCGATGGTGACCCGTTCGAGAACGTCAGCCGCTGGAATGCCTACATCGGCAACATCTTCAACATCGACAAGGACGAAGACGGCGATGTGCCACAGTTCGGGCAGCTCGCGCAACCGAGCATGGAGCCGCTCAACGTGCACTGGCGATTGCTCTGTGGGCGCATGAGCGCAGCCACCGGCATCCACGTCTCTCAGTTCGGCCTAGTGCACGACAACCCCGCGTCAGGCGATGCCATCTATCAGGAGAACGAGCCGCTGATCCTCAAAGTGAAGAACTGGAACGAGGATGCCAAGGACGTTCTCACCGACGTTGCCATAGCGATGCTCGCAACCGAGCGTGGCACCACCTTCGATGCCATTGACGAGCTGGACCTAGGCATCGTGGCCAACATGCCCAACCCCGCGATGCCGACTCTTGCGCAGCAGACGGACAGCTCCGTGAAGATTGCCGCTGCCGTTCCTGGCTTTGCTCTCACCAAGGCATTCTGGCTCATGAACGGCTTCTCGAACGACGAGGCGGATGCCATCATGCGGCAGATCAGGGACGTAGAGACTATGCAGGCCACCAACGCTGCAATCGAAAGTATCTTTGGGGGAGAGGTGACACCTGATGGAGGTGCCGAGCAGCTACCTTGACGGATACAGCAACGCAGTGAACAGCGTGGTGAAAAGGGCTCAAACCGAACTCAAAGCGGCGCTGAGTCTGGTTGACTATTCGCAGCCGATGGAAGAGCTGCGCAGAGAGCTAATCGGCATCATGGAGGATTACTGCTCTGCCGCATCTTCCGTTGGGGCGCGAGTGTCAGCCGAGTTCTACGACGAGCTGAGGCGGCGTATCACGGGAAAGCGCGACAGCCTCCTATCGTTGCAAGACATGCGAGACCCCACAAGGACACGCAAGGCTGTGCTGGCGCTCCTGCGCGAGCTCGAAGATGGCGAGCTCGAGGACGTTCCCGCACTCGTTGACGAGCTGACGAACCACCTTGAGGTTGAGGTGAAGCGCGGTGTTGCTCTCAACATCATGGAAAACGCGAGAACCGACCCCGGCGATGTGAGGTTTGCTAGAGTCCCTCAGGGAGAGACAACCTGCGACTTCTGCATCATGCTCGCAAGCCGAGGGCCAATCTACTACACAGAGGAAAGCGCTGGCGCTTTCTCCAAATTTCATTACAGGTGTGACTGTAAAGTGGTGCCCTTCTTCAACACGGAGTCGGCGGGCCTTTCGAGAAGGTCTAGCCCTATGACGATTGAGGGATACGACCCCGACGCGCTGTACAAGCAGTACCAAGAGACAATGCGCCGCAAGAGGGAGTGGCACCGAGAGCACGACCACAAGTAACGGTGGATTGGCAGAGTAGACGAATGCAGCCGATTTGAAATCGGCCGAGCGGCAGACCCGCTCCATAGGTGCAAATCCTATATCCACCGCCATCAGAAACAAGGCCCTGCACAGGGCCTTTTTCATATCCAAAGCCCTGCACAGGGCGAACCCCACACCCAGCACCGCACGGTGCGAAACGATGCCCTGCACAGGGCAGGAAGAAGGTGCCTCATGCCTAATCCCAACACCGACCCCACCACCGATCCTGCACAGGGCGGCGAAGGTGG